GTCACTCCTACAGAAGGAGCCAAGTGGCACCTCATTCAAACATGTGCCGGAGATCAAACCGATGGCTATGGAGGAATTTCTGGAATCGGGATTAAACGAGCTGTTTCACTCTTCGAAGAAAAAGGATGGTCCTGGAAAACTGTAGTCGATGCCTTTGTTGAGAAAGGTCACACAGTAGAAGAGGCTTTAATTAACGCCCGACTTGCAAAGATCTTAACAGCAAAGGATTATGACTTTAAAAAACGAAAGCCAATCTTATGGTCCCCCTCCTCCGATTACAGAATTGACGATGGAGCAGGATCTAAAGATAAGGTTACTAAAGGATAGGTTAAGCAGTGATGAAGTTAAACGAGAAGACATCATTACTGTTTTCTTAGCCTTACAGAAACAGAACTTTGTTCTGGCAAACTCAATGATTAACTTAGTAAAGTCATGGCCAAAGGCCCCACCTATTACCAACGAGGTTCCAGCGATGTTTGGGATTTTATTAGAGAGCAAGGACTGAACTTCCACCTCGGAAATGCTATTAAGTATATCTGCAGAGCAGGTTACAAGGATAGTAAGATACAAGATTTAGAAAAAGCAATCCACTACCTAGAGAATGAACTTGAGCATGAAGAAAACCTTTCTATCAGAGCAGGCGAAGGAATTCCGTTCCAAGTACGGCATCAAGAATTCACGTGCGAGGCCAGTGAACTCATATCAGAAAAATCTGATTGTTGAAGAGTTCAAAGAATTCCTAGAAGCTCAAGGCATGCTATTTATGCATGGTAATAATGTTCAAGCAGATTGTTTGAAAGAACTAGCTGATCTAGTTTATGTATGTTATCAGTATGCTGAAAACATGGGTTGGTTCTTAGATGAAGCTCTAAATCGTGTCCACTTAAGCAACATGTCCAAACTCGGTGAGGACGGTAAACCTATATACCGAGAAGATGGAAAGGTTCTTAAAGGACCAAACTATAAACCACCTGATCTATCTGATTTATTTTGAAATGACACAACTCATATCTCGCACAGGGCGGGTTCAGTCTTGGCTGGATAATCCTGAAGCACGTCTCCCAGTTTCATGCACCGTTTTCGTCGTAGAGGATTCTATGGAGGGAGAAAATGGCATTGAAGCAAGCTGGCGATATGTATCGCATGGACTCAGATTTGGCGCAGGAGTTGCGGTCCATCTATCTAAGCTCCGTCCCAAAGGAGCAGAAAACGGCAGAGGTCTTACGGCTTCTGGCCCTGTATCATTCGGAAAAATCTACTCAACCTTAAATGAAACATTACGGAGAGGAGGTGTCTACAAGAACGGTGCTGTTGTACTTCATCTTGATCTCAACCATCCTGACATCCTTGAGTTTATTACTACTCCCAGGACGGAACTCCCATGGGTCAAGAGGTGCGTCGACATTGATTCGGGATGGTGGAACAACACTAATAATCAAATAAAAGACGCCTTATTACACGCTATAAAATCTGGCGATGTATGGTTAAACAAAGTAAAACACGATGACAATGGAATTAGAATCTATGGCAACGTCTGTCTTGAGGTTTACTTGCCCTCACGTGGAACATGCTTGTTACAACATGTCAATCTCGCAGCCTGTGAAATTCGAACCCTCGAAGAGGCTTTCGTTGAAGGTATGTCCCAGTTGTGCGAGCTCCATGGTAGGACAGGTGTTGGAGCAACTGGAGAATACCTGCCAGCTGATATCGACCGCCAAGTTGGGCTCGGAGTACTCGGTCTCGCCAACCTCCTCGGAAGATACGGAGTAACATATGAAGAGTTCGGTGACGCATTAGAAAATGTAAACATCGGACAATACAGTCAAGGCGTTGGGTATGAATTAGCTTTCAACCTTATGCTTGGTATACAAAAAGCAGCTGACATAGCTGAAGAAAATAATATGGTAAGAGCTTTTGCTATAGCTCCTACTGCCTCTTGTTCCTATAAGAGTAAGAGCTTGGATGGATTCACAGCCACGCCTGAAATAGCACCACCTATCTCTACCTGGGTTGATCGTGACAGCGGTACCTTCGGTGTTAATAGGTACAAATATGGTGATGTAGAAATTGCCAGTAAAGTTGGTTGGGATGCTTACAAGAAAGTAGCTGATCAACTGATGATAATGTATGATAATACGGGACTTCTTCACGGATACTCATTCAACTCTTGGAGTGATGTGGTAACCTACGATCGTGAATTCGTGGAAGAGTGGTTGCTATCACCGCAAACCTCCCTTTACTATAGTCTACAAGTAATGGGCGACGTGCAAGATAAGACCGATGCGTATGCAGCATTAGATCAGGCAGAAGTCGATGATTATTTGCAGGACATTTTAAATGAACCGATACCCTGCGATTGTCAAGAATGAGAAAACATCCTTACGATAAATTATTAGAACGAAAACGAACATGGACACCAGTCCAAGGTACAAAAGGTACGTTTCGTGATGGATCAGAAGAAACCATCAAGCGTGCTTTGGCAATACGCCATATGGAGTTGCCAGTTGGAGAGTTTATTACTGAGGCACTTGAAAAGAGTGTCCCAGATAACGCCCGCAAACTCCTTGAATCAAATGTTAAAGATGAAATAAAGCATGATATCGCCCTACAGTACATAGTAAATGCTGTAGGTGCAGATGAAAATGCAGAAAATGAAGCACTTAAATTAAGAGATGCCTGGATTGCACACCCTGACCACACAATTACAAAGGCTTTGGTCGCCGAGCGGGCCATCTTCTTTGTTCTACTCCCTTTTTTTAGGTTTAATGGGGATGCTGCTCTTCGTACAGTATCTGCTGACATATCGCGCGACGAACAGATCCACGTCGGAAGTAATTCTCTTGTATGTGCTGAGCTGGGTCTACTTCCTTCTCCTTCTTTGGATAAACTTAGGAAGGCCACCATTAACTGGATTGTTCAGCCCCTAGGTATTAATACTACCTGTAAATATTTGGATAAAAAATTTTGGCTGGATGCGAGCGATCGCTTAATGTATGAGGGCAAGGCACCAGAATTAATCTCCACCAAGACGGCACGTATGCCAGCATTCTTTGAACACTCAAATGTCAATCTCCCTCAGTACGCTTAAGCTACACAACCAAAGACTGGATGAACTAATCAGCAGGCTTGACTCTAACTTCGGTTGGAAACCAGTTCATCCTACAGAACCAATCGAATCTATTATGTATCGTGCGGGTCAAGCTAGCGTCATTGAATACATTAAATCTATTATGGAGGATGAAATTTAAAAAATGTGTTTCCGATTTAAAGCCCCAGATCCCCCAAAGCCGCCTCCTTTACCTCCAGCACCGCCACCACCAATAGCTCCTACAGCACCATTACCTGAAGATGATTTAGTAGCTGATACTGACATCAATCCAAAGGTTCGTGATGCTAAGAGTAAAAAGGAAGGTAATCAACAAGCGCAAGGTACCCAAGGTTTGAGAATTAATAGAGATCCTCAAGTAAATACTGGTACTAGTGCCGCTGGTGGAGGAATTAACGTATGAATACGGCACGTGAGAGGTACAACAAATTATCCAGCGGTAGGAATCAGTTCTTAACAACCGCTGTTGAATGTTCTGAACTCACGTTGCCTTATCTAATTGACAATGATTTAAGTTCACATCCTAACCATAAAAGGATTAAAACTCCTTGGCAAAGTGTTGGTGCGAAGTGTGTAGTAACGTTAGCAGCTAAATTAATGTTAGCTTTACTACCACCTCAAACCACCTTTTTCAAACTACAGGTTAGAGATGATAAACTCGGGGAAGATATTCCACCTGAAATACGCAGTGAACTTGACCTATCTTTCTCTAAGATGGAGAGAATGGTCATGGAATTCATCGCTGCTTCAAGTGATAGAGTTGTAATCCATCAAGCATTGAAGCACCTCATTGTAGGTGGTAATGCTCTTATCTTTATGGGTAAGGATGGATTAAAGAACTTTCCTTTGAACAGATATGTTGTCAATCGAGATGGTAACGGTAACGTATTAGAAATAGTAACTAAAGAACTGATAAGTCGTAAGGTTTTAGACTTCGAACTGCCTGAACCTGACCCCAGTACTGTGGTCGACGAAACAGGTTCGAATGGAGACGACGTTGAGGTATACACCTGTGTCAAATTGGATGAGAAATCTGGTCGTTGGGTTTGGTATCAAGAGGTTGATGGTTTAATCATCCCTGGTACTAGAAGCACAGCACCTAAGAATGCAAGTCCATGGTTGGTACTCCGATTCAATACAGTAGATGGTGAAGATTATGGTAGAGGTAGAGTAGAAGAATTCATTGGTGACCTTAAGTCACTTGAAGGACTCTCTCAGGCCCTCGTAGAAGGCTCTGCAGCAGCAGCTAAAGTCATCTTCCTTGTATCACCATCATCAACCACTAAACCCGCTACTCTAGCGAAATCTGGTAACGGTGCAATCATTCAGGGTAGACCTGAAGATGTTGCAGTGGTACAAGTTGGTAAGACAGCTGACTTCTCAACTGCAGCTAACATGGCTCAACAGATTGAGCGTAGATTAAGCGACGCATTCTTATTAATGAATGTAAGAAATGCTGAACGTGTTACAGCTGAAGAAGTTAGATTAACACAACTGGAACTAGAGCAACAGCTCGGTGGTATTTTCTCACTGTTAACTGTTGAATTCTTAGTACCATATTTAAACAGAACACTTCTCGTACTACAACGTAGAAATGAGATACCAAAACTACCTAAAGATTTGGTACGTCCTTCTATAGTAGCTGGAGTTAATGCATTAGGCCGTGGTCAAGACAGAGAAAGTCTTACACAATTTATCGGTACTATTGCTCAGACATTAGGACCAGAAGCTTTGATGCAATACATTAATCCTTCAGAAGCTATCAAGAGATTGGCAGCTGCACAAGGTATTGATGTGTTGAACCTTGTTAAGACTGAACAACAGTTACAACAAGAAGCAGCACAAGCTCAACAAGCACAAGCTCAACAAGCTTTAATAGGACAAGCAGGTCAACTAGCCTCATCTCCTATGATAGATCCTTCTAAGAATGCTACCCTAGCTAACAGTATAGATAACGATGAAGTAGACCTACCACCACAAGAATAGTATGGCAGAAACACTAACATATGATCCTGGTTCTGATACAGTAACCCAGGGAGACAACCTTACACCTGATGAGCAAGAGTCTCTACAGGTTGGTGAGGAGATGCAAAAGCAAGAGGGAGAACTTCTTGCTGGTAAATATAAAAATGCTGAGGAGCTAGAGAAAGCTTACGCTGAACTTGAAAAGAAACTAGGTGATCAAGGTACTGAAAGTACTAAAGCTGAACCTGATACAGAATCTAAAGCAGAGACAACTGATGAACCTCAGTACTATCTAGAAGATGGTGCTGTTAATTATGATTCAGTTAACGAAGCTTACGGTGATAAACTAGGTGAGGTATTCAAAGCATCTAAGGTAGATCCTTGGGCTATTAGTGAACATTTTCATAATAATAATGGGACTATCACTGATGAAATGTATTCTTCTTTAGAAGGAGCAGGGTTATCACGCGGTTCAATCGATGCTTATCTAGCTGGACGTGCAGTAGAATCTGGTTACAATCAAACTGCTGAATCAGTAGATATGTCTGATGCAGATATTACTACTATAAGAAATGCTGCTGGCGGTGAATCAGAGTACAATAAACTTACTCAATGGGCTGCTAATAATTTAGATACTAATAGTATACAAGGTTATGATAGCCTTTTAGAAACTGGTAATCTAAATGCAATCAAGCTAGCCTTATCAGGAATCAAAGCACAGTATGACGAAGCAAATGGTTATGAGGGTAGAATGTTAACAGGCAAATCAACTAAATCTGGTGGAGATGTATTCAAAAGCCAGGCTCAACTAGTAGAAGCTATGGCTGATCCTAGATATGATAGAGATCCAGCATATAGACAAGACGTTATAGAGAAATTAGATAGATCTGACGTACAATTCTAAAATAAAGGCGGCTCGATAGTCGAATCAGTAGAAGCCACAGGCAACCGCGTCCGTTCATTCCTTAATGGAACGCATGAAACCACATCATGGAACGGGGGTGTGGTACTATGGAGAAAGTCAATGCAAAAAAAGACTCAACTAAAGTATCGCGGTGTGCCTTATACAAAGAAAACTTAAACTTTTTAAATGAAAACATTAGCACTAGCACTCGCTTCCACACTCGTTGCCGTACCGGCTTCCGCCGGAGTCTACGTGAACGTGGAGAGCAACGCATCTTATACAGGATCCGATTACCAATCTGCTGTAACTGACTTCCATGTTGGTTATGAAGGCGCTGTTGATAAGCTTGGATACTATGTACAAGGTGGCCCCGCAGCTGTAGCTGTTGATGGAGCTGACTCAGATACCAGACTATCTGGTAAGGTTGGTGCAAACGTAGCTGCTACCGAGAAGCTTGACTTCTATGGAGAGCTATCAGTACTCACTGCTGACTCAGATACTAATGAAGATAATGCTTGGGGTACCAAGATTGGAGCGAAGTATAGCTTCTGATAATGAAAACAGCTGAAGAGATCGGACACAATCCGTTCTACCCTATCGTCGAAATGCTGTTATTGAGTCCACATGACCATACTTTCTGGTATGAAAGAGAGGATGGTACACGTTACATGGCTCATAGACGTAAGAAAATACAAGTTGATTATTTCTACACTGAAGTAGATGATTATCAATTAGAATTAAAACTTACATGAGGGATTTAATGGACAATGCAAAGGTAACACCGTATGGTTATCAACCTGAAATTAAAGATCCTCCTCTTGACACATTACCTAGCGACCAACAACCGCCTGGAGTAGATGAGGAGAGAGAAGCTCAACCATTAGAAAAAGGTTGAGTAGGAAGGGAGGCACCTCAGAGTAGGACCTCCCTTTCATTGGCACTGGCCCTGTACGCAGGATACCCTTTGCCGTCTAGACGGTGGGAAAGACCACACAATTGATCAACAATTACGCGTAAGAAAGTTAACAATACAATTATTTTTTTATAATGGCTAATGCTAATCAGGTCGGTATAGGTAGAGCTAATCTATCTTCCGGCGTAGGTTATGATGGTGCTGCTGATAAGTATGCTCTCTATTTGAAACTGTTTTCAGGAGAGATGTTCAAAGGCTTCCAACATAACACAATTGCTCGTGATCTAGTCACGAAGCGTACCTTGAAGAACGGCAAATCATTGCAGTTCATCTACACAGGACGCATGAAATCTGAGTACCATACTCCTGGTACACCTATCTTAGGTAATGATGACAAGTCACCTCCAGTAGCTGAGAAGACCATCGTAATGGATGATCTTTTAATCAGCTCTGCATTCGTCTATGACCTAGATGAGACGCTTGCTCATTACGATTTGAGAGGAGAAATCTCACGTAAGATTGGTTATGCTCTTGCTGAAAACTATGATCGTAAGATCTTCAGAGCTATTGCTCGTGGTGCTCGTAAGGCTTCACCTATCACTGCCTCAGGTTATGTAGAACCAGGTGGAACTCAGATCCAACTACACGCTACTAATAATAATACTAACGCAACTAGTGCTTCTAACTTAGTTACAGGTTTCTTTGATGCTGCTGCTGTATTAGATGAGAAGGGTGTAAGTCAAGATGGACGTGTTGCTGTTCTTAACCCAAGACAGTACTATGCACTAATCCAACAGACAGGTGATAACGGACTCATCAATCGTGACGTACAAGGTACTGGACTACAGTCTGGTGAAGGCGTTGTATCGATTGCTGGAATCAAGATCTACAAGTCGATGAACATACCATTCCTTGGTAAGTTCGGTACTGCTAACACTATCGATAACGCTGGATCATTCGTAGGTCAATCTATGGATTCTGCAGCTGGTAGTCAGACCGGTGCTTATGCAAGATCTGGATACGTTATTACAGTTACTAAGACTGCTCACGGTATCGTTGCTGGTGACAAAGTAGTATTCAACGCTACTGCAGGTGGAGGTACTTCTGGTACTTATACTGTAGCTAGTGTTCCTGATGCTAACACCTTCACGATCACTGACACTGCAACTGGAACAGTTTCTAGTTCAGCTTGTTCGTTTAACGTTGCAGGTATCAACAACAACTACGGTGAGTCTAATGACTTTGCTGGATCTTGTGGCCTTATCTTCCAGAAGGAAGGCGCAGGTGTTGTTGAAGCTATTGGACCTCAAGTTCAAACAACTTCAGGTGACGTCTCCGTGATTTATCAGGGTGATGTTATACTTGGACGTCTAGCAATGGGTGCAGATTATCTAAACCCAGCTGCTTGTGTTGAACTATATGTTGGTTCTTCAGGCGACGCTGCATTCTAAGTTTACTTTTATACATAAAAAGGGAGGGTTCTCACGCCCTCCTTTTTTTTATTCACAAATATTTATACCTATGGCAATCCCCACTACTATTGACACCGATACCGAACTATCCGCAGTGAACTCAATTCTGGGTGCTATTGGTCAGTCCCCGGTTACAACACTTGGAGCGATAACAGAAATAACAGGAGAATTATTAGGCGCTGGTGATGGTTCTGATACCACACCTATTGCATCTATAGCTGATATATCAAGGTCAGCTGATAGTGAAATAAAAGTATCAGTTGATGGTGTAGAAACAGCTGCATTCACCATAAGTGGTAATGTATTAACCTTTACATCCGCACCTGGTAATGGTGCTAGTGTTAGAATATGGAGAGAAAAAGAAATAGCTAACACTTTAGCTAACCCAGAAATTTCATTTATATATAATATATTAACGGAAGTTAATAAAGATGTACAGAATGAAGGATGGGTATTTAATAAAGAATATAATGTAAAAATAGAACCAGATACTAATAAGCACATCAGTATACCAGCTAATGTATTGAGTTATGATTTACATAGAGACGATGAGAACAGAGACAAAAATTTAGTTAGAAGATCAGGTAAGCTATGGGATACAATCGGTCAAACCTTTGAATTCGATAACGATGCCTATTTAGATATACTATGGTTATGGCCTTATGAAGATCTACCTAGTCCATTTAAAAGGTATATAATAGCCAGAGCTTCTGTTAGAGCTGCCACTCAATTAGTCTCTAACCCACAACTTGTTCAACTTTTACAGATACAAGAAGCTCAGACACGTGCGACTTGTACAGAGTATGAGTGCCAACAAGGTGATTTCTCTTACTTAGGACTACCTGAGAAAAGTAACTATACACCTTACCAACCTTATGTAGTTTTAGCACGCTGATGGCAAGTATTACACAACAAATACCTAATTATATAGGAGGTATTTCAGAACAGCCTGATGAATTAAAGATGCCAGGCCAAGTCAGAAAACTAAATAACGCATTTCCTGACGTCACTTATGGACTCATGAAACGACCAGGTGGTGTGTTACTTGGAACTAATATGAATTCAGATACCAATGGTAGATGGTTTCATTATTATAGAGATGAAGGTGAACAGTACATTGGACAAATTAATAGGTCTGGCGTAGTAAAAATGTGGAGCTGTCTTGATGGTAGCTCTGTAACTGTTACATACGATAGTAGCACTGAGTCTGATTTAAAAACATACTTAACACATTCAGTTGATGATGATATACAAACATTAACTTTAAACGATTACACATACTTAACTAATCGTTTGAAAGAAGTTAAGATGAATACAACCGTAACAGCACCAGCTAAACCTTTTGAAGCTTTTATTGAATTAAAGAAATTATCATACGCTAGTCAGTATGCTTTGAATTTATATGATTCAACTTCTACTGAATCCGTATTTACAGCTACTAGACTTAGAGTAGATAGAATAATTGATAGCAGTAATTCTTGTACGTCAGGTCATGTACTACCTGCATCTGGAAACTTACCTGATGATGGGTATGTTTGTGGTGGTTCTGCTGCAGGGGAAAGAGATTCCTATTGTCCTTGTGTAGCAACTGAAGTATTTTCAATTAATCATGGTGACAGTGGCGATGCTGCTGATGCTAACGGTACAGCTCATACTTATACTGTAACACCAACTGGTGGTTCTGCGTCGGATAGAAAAAATTTGTATCTGCGTATAACTACTACAGGTCAAGCTGTGCCTTCGTCAGGATCTAGTACTGACTATATGTGTAGGTATACAACTATAAATGATTTATTATATGGTGGTGAAGGTTGGAGAACAGGTGACTTTTTTTATATTTGGTTGAAAAATGCTCAGTATAAAGTAACTGTAGAAGATCATAGTGAATCACAAGTCCAAGCTAACTTAGGTTTAGTAAGGCCATTACCTACCCCATTTGATAACAAGCAAACTATAACTGCTGAAAGTGTATTAGGTGACCTCAGAACTGACATATTAGCAGATACATTTGGATCTACAGCAGGTGCTAGTGTATCACAAATCGGTAACGGTTTGTATATAACAAGAACATCAGCTAACTTTAATGTTAATACACCTGTTGCTGATTTATTAAATGTATTTACTCATAGTGTTAAAGATGTAGCCGACTTACCAACTCAATGTAAGCATGGGTATGTTGTTAAAGTAGCTAATAGTGAAGCCGATGAAGATGATTATTATGTTAAATTCGTAGGTAATAATGATAGAGATGGAGAAGGTGTATGGGAAGAATGTGCACAACCTGGTAGAATGACATCGTTTGATGCAGGTACTATGCCCATCCAATTAGTTAGACAAGCTAATGGTACCTTTAAAATATCACAAGTTTCATGGGACGAGGCTGCAGTAGGTAGTGAAATCACAGCAGGTAAACCAAGTTTTGTCTCTGGTTACGGTGTGGCAGGTACTACTGAGAATGATGTAGATGCTTCAGACTATAAAACATTAGATACTAATAGAAAAAAATACATAAATAAAATGTTATTCTTTAGGAATAGAATGGTTATGCTCAGTGATGAGAATGTAATCATGTCTAGACCTGGGGACTTCTTTAATTTTTGGCCGAAATCGGCTATTATGTTTACAGCTAGTGACCAAGTAGATTTATCTTGTAGTTCTGAATACCCTGCTATCGTGTATGATGGGATACAGGTCAACACTGGCCTACTGTTATTTACTAAGAACCAGCAGTTTATGTTAACTACTGACTCTGACGTACTTAGTCCTAATACTGCTAAGATAAACTCTTTATGTACCTATAATTTTAACGAACAAACTAATCCAATTTCACTTGGTACTACTACAGCTTTCTTAGATAATGCTGGTAAGTATACTAGATTCTTTGAAATAGCTAGTGTATTAAGAGAAGGTGAACCTGATGTATTAGAACAAAGTAAGCCTGTTGCTAGATCATTCCCTAAGGATATATCATTAATCACTAATTCAAGAGAGAATTCTATTGTATTCTTTGGTACAAAAGGTAAGTCTGAGATATTTGGGTTTAGATACTTTGCTGCAGCAACAAAAAGGAAACAACAAGCTTGGTTTAATTGGGATCTAAGTGGTGATGTACAACATATAGCTATGTTAGATGATGCTTTGTATGCAGTTGTTAGGAATGGTTCAACTGATGTATTACAAAAATTCAGTATCAAAATAGATAATGATGGTGATTTTATAACAGATGATAATGATACTGAAGATACTTCAGATGATATTGTTTATAGAATCCATTTAGATAATGCTAAGATATTCCATTCGAATTCTTTAACATATGTCCCAAGTGGTAACTACACTAAGTTTGCTTTAGGTAATGGTTTTAACAACACAACTGGTCAACTCACTGCTTTCATCAGAGAGTTCCAATCAGACAAACAAGGCGTTACAGCAGTTGCATCTTTATTCGATGACCAAGGCACCAAGAGTGTTAAGCTTCATGGAGACTGGACTAAAGGTACTCCCGCTGGTAATGATAACTACTTAACTTTAGGTTATACATTTGAAATGGAAGTGGAATTCCCTACCATTTATGTAACTCAGCAAAGTGCTGATATTGTCAAAGCTGATGTACATGGTTCATTAGTGGTTCATAGAACTAAATTCAGTTTAGGACCATCTGGTGTCTATGAAACAACACTAGAGAGATTAGGTAAACCAGTTTATAAAGAGTTGTTTGAATCAACTAGAGCTGATCAAACATTCTCTTCTGCTTTATCATTTAATACAGATCAAAAAACGACGTTACCTATTTATGAGAAGAATGTAAACTTAACATTAAAACTTAAATCCAAACATCCATCCCCTGCTACATTATATTCCATGACATGGGAAGGAGAATTCACACCTAAATACTACCAACGTGTCTAAATACATTCACCCACTAACCGTTGAGGCTGCCAAAGAGGTGGCCTCTAATTTACGCCCAGATGACCGCAGAGAGATCGAAGAAGGTTGGGGGTTAGTTCCTATGGAACACTTACCTTTGGCTGCTGAGAATAGCTCTGGGGTATGGTTTGAGGTGCCTAACGGCAAGACTGCCGGTATGGCAGGAGTAGATGAAGGAGGTCTTATATGGATGATCTGCACACCCGCTATTCATGAATACCCGTTAACATTCGCAAGAGAAGCGAAAAGGTTTGTTGAGAGTAGAACAGAACCTTTGTTATGGAATATCGTTGACAAACGAAACACAGTCCACTTAAAATTACTCAAATTTTTAGGCTTCAAATTTCTACGAGAAATTTCCCACGGGCCTAACAACTTACCCTTTATAGAGTTTTGCCGTGTGCTTAGGAGAAGGAGCTAGAAACGCTAACAAAGCTGCCATGAGGCAGTACAATTACCAACTCAAAGTCAGAGAACGTAATTGGATGAATACACTGGCCTTAGAAAACGTGGCCCGTGTTCAATATGACCAAACCTTAGATGCTACTCATGTAGGGTTAGGTAATACTTATGCAGAGATACAAGAAAAATACAGAGATTTAATTGGTCAAGCCCTGCAAGAAGACGAGAGTTTGCGGAAACAATTCTTGAAAGAAAATGTAGGCGATCAATTAGCAGCATCAGGACGAACTGGTAGATCAGTTAATCGAATGAGGACTGTCGAGCTTGGTAATTATTTAGCTCAAGGTTCACGTAAGGCTTACCAACTAACACAAGCTAGAAGAGATCTAAGTAAAGCAGGAGCTAAAGCTGCAGGTCAAGCAAGGCAACAACAGCTACAAGCCTTTGCTCAGAATAATATTATCAAGAGCCCTGACATTGCACCTCCACAACCTGTTATGCAGAATGTAGGGATGGCAGCGTTTAGGGATGCACTTAGTATTGCTGGTAGTATTGCTAGTATAGGTGCCACACCTTTAGGTGCTAATAAAACATTACTCGGTTCAATCTTAAAATGAAATCATCTAAATATTTAATCGCAGGTGGTACTGTTAATTGGACTGAAGGTTTAGCCAAGTACTACGCTGAAGACGAGCGGAAACGCAGAGAGCATGGTGAACGCTTAGCACAAAGAGATGCTCAACAGCTAGAAGCAGATAGAAAAGCTTCACCGATTGGAGCACTAAGGGATCTTGCAAACTTATCTACAACTGTAAGTAAAATAGTACAGCAACAGAAAGTAAATGAAGAGAAAGAAAAGCAAAAACGACTGTATGAAAACGAAATAGAATGGCTAACTGCAGAAAAAGATGAGGCAGGTGCTAAATTACGTAAAGAGTTTGGTTACAAATGGAGTGCAGATGTTAATGATATAAAAAGACAAAAAATAGAACTGAACAAGAGGATGAACCTTTCTGGAAATAAAGAAAGGTTTGAAGCGTATCCAGAATTAAGAGATCTTATACTTAAGTCTTCAGCTGCTAGTATTATAGAACAGCAGGAATGGCGAGGGCACGAAATAAGTAAAACTTCTCATATTGTGTGGAATGATGCTGTAAATAATGATCCAGCTACCCAAGTTGAATTTGAGAAAATAAAAAATAATCCAATAGAAGTTCGTAAACATTATAAACGATTTGTTAGTGATTTGTTATTGGACCAAGGCTTTACAAAAGAATTTATTGCTGCTAATTATTCACAACAAATTAATAGAATAGCTGATTCTAAATCAGTTATGGCAAAGCTAGATTATAATAGAGTAAGTTTAGCAACAAAAGAATTAGAAAGTGCAGCAACATTAAAGGCTTCACTTGAGAAGGGTGCGGATCAAGTTGCCTTCACTGCTCAGAGTCTTATATTAAATGGTGTTGATACATCTAGAGGAATAACTCATGCAGATTCCCAGCAGAATTTTACTAATATGGTATCTCGTTTAATTGCAGCAGGGGAGATATCACCTGATATAACAGATTTAATAAAGATCGGTGAAGTCAAGCATGAAGCTGGTAGTATAATTAAAGTAGATACTGTCACAGATGAAATTACTGGAGCAGAAAAATCAGTCAGTAATAAGTATGCTCCAGGTTCTATATTATTAAAAACTGAGCAGTGGCAACAAATCCAAGGAGCTTATAATAAATATGCTACTAAACTTACTGCAGCAAAAGACGCTGAATGGGAACAAAGAGGTACAAATCTAGTAGCACGTATGTATAGTGGTGACTTGACTCAAGCAGAGAAAGATAAGTTTGAGTTAGATGCTGAGATAGCTGGTCAAAGGAATAAACAATGGTTCAAAGATTTTAAAACAATGGGTCTTGCAGAACAATCTCCTGAAACCTATGAGTCTTTAAGAACTACGTGGGAAGTTAATAAGGCAACAGGCTTTCCTAATCAAAGTGAAGCTAGTATTAAGGCAATACCACATGCAGGTTTGAGAAAAGAAATGCTAACTGCATTTAATGTGCAGAAAACTGCTGAAGGACAAATTGGTTATAAACAATTCCAATTTAATTCTACAATACATAACGCTAGATCGTCAGTACCTTGGGCAGAAGGATCAACAAAGTTGAGTCCTGTTGACTACCAAATAAGTCTTGATGTAGAAGCTGTTCGCAAACAAGTAACATCTAAACTCATCGCAGCTAATATTCAAGCAAATAATGGTGTATTCCGACCTGACGCTGCGATTCTAATACAAGCAGATCGAGCTGCTCAAGACTATTGGGATGCTAATGATGGTGGAGTAATTGGAGGAACTGGTAAATTTGCTATTGATAAAAAGGATGGTGAGTATGTTAATTGGAATAAATATCAAGAATACATAATACCAGTAAGTTATGATCACGATGTAAAATTTTCAGATATAACAGCACCAAAGTTTTATTCAAATTTAGAACGACAGAAAATAAATTACAGGAAATCGGATGGTACTTTAGATTTACAAGGATTAATAAATTCTGGGGTTTATAATAAGAATCAGATAGCCTCAACACTATCAACTCTTAGATATTCTGAGGAAATGGCTTTTATAGCAGAACAGCTGCAAGTACCGATACATGAATTATTTCAAGCATCAGTTAATGCTTTTATAAATAGTCCAGAAGGTTCACCTGGTAGAAACTTTGCAGAACTATTAAATTTAGAAAATACTACATCTAATGATGGGCCTATCTTAGAAAGGTTGAAGCAGAAAGGTGCTGAATTGACAGGTATTAAAGGTATACATTTTAGAAATGCAATACGTTACATTGAAATTCATGGTTGGAACGGTACAAATAATTCTATGAAATTGCGTATTTATAAAGGATTACTAGAAAATTCTCCTGAACTTGAGGGTACTGATAAACAACTAGAAAATATTCAAGAATACTATGGCCCAGCAGATGGTCCTTTAATGTAAAATACAATTCTAATTATGGATGAAGAACTTAATGTTAATGATTTTGAAGTTGATTTACCAGCTTTAAATAAATTAGCAGATTCTGTATCGTTAGAACCGGAAGCATCTACGGATACTTCTCCACCTCAATCTAATCAAACAGAGGAACCTTCTACGGAAGGAACAGCAACAATACCCACCAGAACTTATGATGACCCAAGTCTAGGTGGTATCGTAAAGAATACAGCTATAGGTACTCTAGAAGATCTAGCACCTTTCGTTGGTATATCTGATACTATTATAGATACAATTAATTTAGCAGTACCTGGTGATAGTTTAGATATTCCTAAAATACCTGAATATGAAAATAACGCTGTACAAGCTTTACGTAACATATCAGGACTAGTGATACCATCATTAGGTTTAAGGGGGATGTTATTGAAAGCTGGTACTAAAGCACACGCTGCAGCAACAGCACCTAAGTTCTTACAGAATCTAGGTAACAGTGCATCGTTTCAATACTTTGCTAAATTTGGTGCTGATATAGGCACAGCTGGGCTTGTAGATTATGTAGCTAAGCAAAACCAGGAAGATGATAACCTGGCTGGAACTTTGCAAAAGTATTGGCCTAAGACTTTCCAATGGATACCTGAGAGTATAGCGACAAATAACGACGATACACCTGGTGAGAAACGTACTAAGAACGTTAACGAAGGTGCTATCTTTGGTGTGCTAGCTAGTGTAGTAGAAGGTATAGCTTACCTAACTAAAGCTGGTTCAAGCTTACAACGTACTGCTAAGTTTGTACCTGCTAAAGATAGTTCTACTAGCACTAAAGCACTGAAGGAATTAACTGAAGATGAATTTACTAATGTAAAATTTTCTGATAAACCAGTTGAAGATGCAACACTTAGAGGATTTGCTAGAAAAGAACATGAGCTAAATCAGTTATCGGAGTACTATTTAAGTAAAGGGGAAGAACCTCCTAATTGGCCCGACTTTGATGAAGGTGAAAAACTAGTACGCACTAGAGATGCTGATGGAGTTGCAGGCGCAGCTGCTGACGCTGCTCAAATCCAAAACAATATCGAAACAGGATGGGGTAGGCTTGGTAACATAGTAGGTGAAGCTGCAAGAAAAGAAGGAATAGAATTAGAAAACTTAGCAAATCGTACACTCGTTAGTCAGGTGGCTGAGGAGCTCAAGAGAGCAGGTAAGTTTAGTAAGACCCTTAGATCAGGTAAACGCTTGACTGAGAGGCTTATAGAGGATGCTGGTAAGCATCTAGCTGCTACTCTCCTACACCCACGAGTAGATACTGATGATATTCTTGGAATTCTAGATGAGTTCAAGAGGTCAGTAGACGGATCAGCAATTAGAATTGCAGGTAAAAAGGGTATTAGTTCTGCTGTAAAGCAGTTGAAAGCACAGATGCTAGACCTGGACGTACATAAAGCTAGAGCATATCTCGCTACTTCAGAAGCTGGTCAGGTTGCTGACTTTGCTGAAGGTGCAAGACTTATGGAAGACGGAGCCTCTGTTCTAAGAACAGTTGAACTTATGGCTGATCGCTTAGAAGTTCTATCAGTAGAGAAAGCCTTAGCCAACTTCGAAGCAAACTCCATGTTGTCTAATATGAACACTTGGAAGTCTGCTGTAGAGACAGGTGATGCACGTGTGATGAACGCAGCTGCTGATACAATATTAGGTAATACACAGGATAGACTTACAGAGATTATACCTAAAGCTAAGGCTTGGTCTGAAACTATCAAAGAAGTGGCAAGTGAGAATCCTCAATTCCTTAGACCTTTCCTCCTTGCTAATGAATTCACTGATGGTAATGTTGACTCTTTATATAAACTACATGATTGGGCACAGAACAATCTAGGAGTATTTAAGAAAGCCATATATGATAGGAACCCAGATGTTCCTTCAATCATTAACAAAGCTTGGTGGAGTAATTTATTTAATTCTGCACTCTCTGCTATTGGTACACCATTCAGAGCTGGAGCTGGTAACTTAACAGGTTTGCTTGGTAGAGGTGCTGCTACTACATTCGGTGCTGTAGCTCAAGGTGATTTAGCTAATGCAAAAAAGGCTATGGTAGCTCATTTTGCTTTAGATGATACCTTACAAAAGTCCTTAGACCATATGAGATTGGTATTCAGAAAAGCATCAACTAATCCCAAAGAAGTTAGTTATGTAATGCGTAGTGATATTGCAGTTAAAACTGAGAAAGGTTTAGATACTTTACGAGCTTATGCTGATGCTGCTTCTGAGAATGGAGAAGATGGAGCTAAAATGCTACTTAGTGTTTTTGAAGATCTTGATGCTTTATCGGTAGACCCACTGCTTAGATTAGGCGGTAACTCTATGACAGCACTTGACGGCTTTGCTAAGTCTGTTGTAGCTAACACAGAAGCTAAGTATATTGCTATTAATAAACTAACTCAAGCTGGTGAAGAAATAACTGATAAGAAACTGAGAGCAATATCTGAAGAAATATATAATAGTTGGTTTGATAAGAATGGGATGATCAGTAACGATGCAGTTGACAGCATCACTAGTGAGATAGCTTTGAATGCTGACTCACCTGTTGTAGATGGTTTTAATACTTTCCTTAAACGCTTCCCAGCTGCTAGATCTTTCATTTGGTTCCCTAGAACTACTGCTAATGTTATTGATACCTTTGGTAAATGGAGCCCTGCAGGTGTGCTATCAGCTGATTACCAGAAACTATGGGGCCCATTAGGTAGAAAGAAAGTAACTGACTTTACAACTGATGAAATAGTTCAATTCTTACAAAGTAAAGGTAGGCCAGTAGATGAATTTGCTCAACAAACCTTTGAAATGATACGTTATGAAACTAAGGGTAAAGCAGCTATAGGAAGTCTATTCATCACTGCTGCTGGTTTTGCTGCTACTAATGACAGATGCACCGGTACAGGCCATTATGACAAAGGTAGGCAAAGAGCAAGAATAAAAAGTGGCTGGAAGCCTAAAACTTGTAAAATACCTGGTACTAATAAAGTAGCTAGTTATGAGTGGATGGGACCACTAGGCGATTGGTTAGCTCTTACAGTTGATGTTGTTGATAACTTTGATAGTTTATCATCTTCTGTACAAGAGGATATATATAATAAACTTATGTTCCTACTTGGTTCAGCTGTTACTAATAGATCAGTTCTTTCTCAACTAGAACCTTTACATGATGTATTACAAGGTAATGGTGCAGCAGCTTCAAGATTCGCTTCAAGTTTTGGTAATAACGTAGTACCTTTAGGCAGCTTAAGGAATGAATTAGGTAAGCTTTTGTACCCTGGATTACGTCAGATACGTGCTGAATTAGATGAGAACTTGAGAAACAGGAATGCTTGGTTAGATGCTTTTGATCCTAGTCGTGCTCTACCTCCTTTAGTAGATCCTATAGATGGTAAACCAGTAGGATATCAAGAGAATTTCCTCATTAGAGCTTTTAATATGGGTCCAATCAAGATCCACGATAAACCATCTAAAGAACGTCAGTTCCTTATTGATATTGAATTCAACAGTTCTCCTACTATGAATCTAAGTCAAAGAGGAGTGCTTTTAGAAAATCATGAGATAGCAGCAATTAATAGTAAGATAGGTGAACAAGGTATTTATCAAGAGAAGATCCGTGAAATCAAAAGAGATGCCGATAAATTGACATATACTGCTCCTGATGGTACAGTGTATAAAGGGTTTGTTAACATTCTCCAAGCTGCTAGACGTGGTGGTATCTCATCTGAAATACTAGATTCAACTAAATTTGCTAATATCTATGCTAGACTTACTCAAGCTTACTCTCAAAGTAAACGGTTTGCTGAAGATAACTTAGATGAACCTATGAGATCTGCTATCAGAGAACGTGAACTTGATAAAATAAATGCTGACTTGAACCAAAAAGCTGGCAACATAGATCAACTAATCAACATACCTAAATAATCATGGCAACAGAAGTAAGTTATAATGGGGACGGTTCTAATAAAACATTTTCTATAACATTCCCATTTATAAAATCAGATGATGTAAAAGTAAAAGTTGGTACAGAAACTTTATCTTCATCTGACTACAGTATTACTGGAACTGTGGTTACAACAGACACAGCTCCAGCTTCAGGTACTGGCAACGTTAAGCTTTATAGATCCACACCAATAGATTATCCTGTACATGATTATTCAGCAGGATCTACAATAAGAGCAAAGAATTTAAACGATAATCAAAAACAAGTTTTATATGGTATTGAAGAAGCTAAGTTAGTTACAGTTACCTCAGGAGGTATAACTACGGGTGCTAAGAATGATATCCATGTAAATAGTGATACAGATTGGTATATAAGAACCGATGCTGTAGAACAAGGCATGTTAGCTGACAATAGTGTTGGTACTAATCAGATAGCAAACGATGCTGTAACATCTATTAAATTAAAAGATGATGCCTCTACTGATGGTAATAGAGCAGTTACAACAAATCATATAAGAGATTCTGCTATTACAACTGCTAAACTAAACAATGAGGCTGTTGAAACTGCTAAAATAGATGATGATGCTGTTACCTATGCTAAGATGCAGAATGTTGGAACAGCTAATCGTGTACTAGGCAGTACTTCTGCTGGTGGTGTAGTATCAGAAGTACAGATAACTACAAATATGATAGCTGATGGCGCTGTTACAACTGCTAAAACGTCTGGTGGTGCAGGTGTTCCTGTAGGTACCGTTATATGGATGTGTTCTTCAGCAGCTCCATCAGGTTATTTAAAAGCTAACGGAGATGCTATCTCTAATGGTACTGGTACTACCCAAGGTGTTACAGCTAACTTTTCTGCTCTTTATGCTCTTGTAGGCGCTAGTTTACCTGATTTACGTGGTGAATTTATAAGAGCTTTGGATGATGGTAGAGGTGTTGATGGTGGAAGAAGTATCTTGCAAACTCAAGCAGATGAACTGAAAAGTCACCAACATACTTCAGATGGTGCTAGATATGGTTCAAATAGTAATCATCCAGGTTCTAATTTCTATTCTAGTGCAGGAGATAATACAGGTAATAATGTTGTAAACAGTATAAACGCAACAGGCGGTACGGAAACAAGACCAAGAAACGTAGCTTTACTTGCATGTATTAAATACTAAACTATACGTATGTTTAATGGCCACAACAACTCAATCATACACAGGAAATGGAAGTGCAAAAACTTATTCATTCACCTTTCCTTATTTAAAAACTGAAGATGTGAAAGTATCGTTAAACGGTACTGTACAAGCAACAAATAAATATTCCGTGTCGGCCACCTCCCTCACGTTTGTAACAGCACCAACTAATACAGACGCAATTAAAATTTATAGAGAGACAGATGTAGATTCTGCTAAAGCAGTCTTTGCATCAGGAGCTTCTATTAGAGCTAGAGATCTCAACAACAATGCTGAGCAGAGTTTGTACTTTGCTCAAGAAGTTGCTGATCCTGCTAATCCTATAGCTAGTACTGGTTTCAATTTAGATGAATCTGCTAAAGTAGATGGTTCTGTTATTTATTACAGTTCATCAGCTTCAAAGTTTAAAGCTGATGCTGATCAAACCTTAACAAAAATCGTGGATGGAGGATCCTTTTAAATGGCACAGTTAAGAATTAAAAGATCTACAGGATCAACTGCACCTAGTAGCAGTGCATTAGCTAACGCTGAACTAGCGTTTACAGAAGGCGATGATATTCTCTATTATGGTGAAGGGACTAGTGGAGCTAATGCTGCCAGTGTAATTAAGATCGGTGGATCAGGTGCTTTTGTAGCTCTAGATGGAGCACAGACAGTAGCCGGAAATAAAACATTTAGCAATAATGTTATCGTTACAGGCGATTTAACAGTTAATGGTACTACTACAACTTTAAATACAACTAACTCTGTAGTCAAAGATGCTCTGATTGAGCTTGGTAATGGTACATCAGGTTCTCCAGCAAATGACGCTGGTTTAGTAATTGAACGTGGAAATGAGAATAATGCTTTTATTGGATGGGATGAATCAGTAGATAAATTTAGAGTAGGTACTGGTACATTTACTGGAGCAACAACAGGTGATTTATCACTTACTACTGCTACTCTTGTAGGTGATCTAGAAGGTACTGTAACAGGTAATTGTACTGGAACATCTGGAGGCTTTACAGCAGGTAGTGCTTCTAACTTAAATTCTGGTACAGTTCCAGTTGCAAGATTAGCTGATGACTCAATTACAGAAGCTAAGTTAGATATACATAACACCCCTACTACTAATTACATTCTTAAATATACCTCTAATGGTATGGAATGGGCTGCAGCTGGTGCAGGTGGAGAGAATAACCAGAATGCCTTCTCTAATGTCGCTGTTAGTGGTCAAAACACTGTAGCAGCAGATTCATCTACAGATACTCTTAATTTGGCAGCAGGTAGTAATATAACTATAACTACTAATAATTCGAATGATACAGTTACGATTACATCCACAGATACTAATACTACATATACAGCTGGATCAGGTTTATCTTTAAGTGGTACAACATTCTCAGTTGACACACTTAACCAAGATACATCTGGTAATGCAGCTACAGCAACTGCTTTAGAAACTGCTAGAACAATAGCTGGTGTATCCTTTAATGGAACAGCTAATATATCTTTAAATAACAATGCTATTACTAATGGCGCTGGTTATATAACAAGTTCAGGTAACACAGCTACATCAACAACAGCGACAAATGTAACTGCATCAGCTAATAACTCAACTAATGAAACAGTTTACTTAACTTTCATAGATGGTGCAACAGGAGCACAAGGAATAGAAACTGATACAGGATTATCATATAACCCTTCCACTGGTTTACTTACCGTAGGAAGTATCGACGGAGGTACATTCTAAGTTATGGCAACTATCAAACATAAGAGAGGTACTAGTAATCCTAGTACTTCTAATGTTGCGGTAGGTGAACTCGCCATTAATACCACAGATGGTGGTTTATTTACTCAAACGGACGGAGGTTCAGTTGTAGAGATAGGTGGAAGTGGAAGTGTAAGTGAACTATATGCTGGTTCTAACAAAGCTCTAGAAGCAACTAATCAAGGAGTAAAAGTTTATGGAGATGAAGGTAATATAGGAGCCTTATATTTATCTGCAGACCAAGGTGATGATAATCCTGATAAATGGGCTTTATGGTGCGACAACAGTAGTGTCGTTAAATTACAAAATTATAATAGTGGAAGTTGGGAAACAAGTATAGAGTGTAATGGTGATGGGAATGTTGAGCTCTACTATAATAACGCTAAGTGTTTTGAAACTTTAAGTGATGGATCAAAAGCCTGGGGTGATCTTTATGTAGAGAATGATTTACATGTTGGTGATGATATAATATTGACAGATAATTTGTTTGTTGCTGATGATGGTAGAGCATACTTTGGAGCTGGCAACGACCTTTCAATATACCATTCAAGTAGTACCAACGCTTCTTATATTACAGAATCAGGGAGTTCAAATCTTTATTTACTAGCCGATGATTTTCAAATATATAATGCAGCAGGAACTGAAGTTAAAGCTAAGTATATAACAGATGGGGCTGTAGAGTTATACTTTAATAACGCTAAGAAAGCAGAAACGGTAACTGGTGGATTCAGTGTAACAGGCAATATAACAGTTAGTGGTACTGTAGATGGTCGAGATTTACAGACAGACGGTACTAAGTTAGATGGTATAGCTTCTTCTGCTAACAACTACTCTCACCCCACAAGTGCAGGTAACAAACACGTACCTACAGGTGGTAGTTCAGGACAGTATCTTAAGTATAGTTCCTCAGGCACTGCAGTTTGGGCTGATGTTTCTGCTGGTGTAACTTCTGATGGTTCTAATAATACTTTTGCAGGTAGCAATGCTGGTGAAGATTTAACCTCAGGAAGCTCTAATACTGGTTTTGGTGCTGGTGCTTTAAAAGATCTTACAGATTCTGAATATAATACTGCCGTTGGATATGAAGCTGCTTATAAATTAACAACTGGTGATTATAACACTGCAATAGGTGGTTACGCTTTTGGCTCTGATGGTCCTATAACTGGTAATAGAAATACTGGTGTAGGATATTATGCCTTTGGTAAACTAACCTCTGGAAGTTGGAATGTAGGGATTGGAGATCAGATAGGCCAAGAAATTACTACTGCTAATTACAATGTTTTACTGGGACATCAAGCTGGTAGGAATATATCTACTGCTCATAATAATGTATTTCTCGGATATCAAGCTGGTTACTATTTAAATACTGCTGAAAATATAGCTATAGGGATGCAAGCTCTTAGCCATACTTCAAATACAGGTGGTCAAAATATAGTAATAGGAAAAGATACTGGTAAAGCAATCACAACAGGCTGGGGAAATGTATGCCTAGGACATGAAGCTGGTGATGCACTAGCTACTGGTGGTAATAATATTATAATCGGAAAGACAGCTGCTGCTAGTTCAACAAGTGTTGATAATGAAATAACACTTGGCAATAGTTCTATAACTAAGTTCCGTGTACCTGGACTTAACTTTGTAGTTAAAGATACTACAGCTACTGAAGATTATGTTCTTACAGTAGACGCTAATGGTGAAGCCGGATGGGAAGCTGCAAGTGCTGGTGGTCCGACTGATGTTAACGTATCTAAAGGTTTCGAAGCACCTGCAACAGTACCAAGTAATTGGTCAATAGGTGCTAACAATAATGCAATGTTCCCTGGACCAATGACAGTAGCAAGTGGTGCAACAATCACTGTTCCTGCAAACAGAACACTTACGGTAGTTTAATTATGGCAATAGCAATTAATGGATCCGGTACTATTACTGGAATTAGTTCCGGTGGTTTACCAGATAATATAATAACAAATGCCGAAATGGCAGATGATGCTATAAGCATTGCCGATTTATCAGCAACAGGCACAGCGAGCTCAAGTACATTCCTTCGCGGGGATAACGCATGGGCAGCAGCTGGTGGTGGTAAGATTTTACAAGTAGTATCAACAGAAAAATCAGATGTATTTACTAGTTCCGGTGGTTGGTTTGATATAACTGGTATGAGTTTAGCAATAACACCTTCAGCTACCTCTAGTAAAATATTAGTACAAGTACATATGCCTGTAAGTGCTACTTCTGCTATTCACGCTGCATCTAGACTGGTGCGAGGTAGTACACCTATATCCGTAGGTGATACAGGTCCAGGTTCTAGTACAGAATGTTCAGCTGGAGGTTACTATACTATTTCAGATGTATGGAATGTAGGGATTGTATATTTAGATTCTCCTAGCACTACTAGTGCAACTACTTATAAAATGCAAGGTTATGCATATAGTGGTACTTTAGCTGTCAATAGAAATGGATACACTGACAACGCTGGGTATAACTTTCGTTGGTCATCGTCTCTAACACTTACGGAGGTAGGAGCATGAGTATATTAACAGCAATTAAACTTACATCACACAATACTTAATTATTAATCATGGCATTAGATCACGAAGCAATTAGAAAGGCATATCCTGAAGCTGTCACTATCGATGATGGTACTGGAGCCTTCGATAATGTGGGTGCAAAAATCACCCTTGTACAATCAAAAATTGACGAAGCACGTACTACATTAAATACAGAGGCTGCGGCAGTCAAATATAAAGAAGATAGAGTAGGTAGCAGACCTGGATCTTCAACAGATACCATTTATCCTACAATCGGAGACCAGCTCGATCTACTCTATAAAGACATCGTAGCTGGAACAGTTACAACTAGTGGCGGCTTTGCAACAGCAATTAAAGCAACAAAGGATAAGTATCCTAAACCTTAATTATGAGTCAAGTAAAAGTAACAGCCGATTCAGGGGGCGGTACCGTCTCCCTTAAAGCTCCGGCTTCAACAACAAGTAATGCTGCAGTTGTCTTGACTCTACCAGTAGATGACGGTGCAGCAAATACATTTTTAAAAAGTAATGGCAGTGGGGTTACCAGTTTCGCTGCCCCTACTGCTACAGAAATAGGAACAACATCAGGTACAGCCTCAGCTTCTACATTTCTTTGTGGAAATAATACTTGGGCAGAAGCTGGTGGCGGTAAGATTTTACAGGTAATTAGTAATCCAAAAACAGATGTTTGGTCATCAACTGCAACAGGTTGGCTAGATGTAACAGGTACAGATCAGAATGGTTCTGGCTCAGTTTGGTGTATAAAAATAACACCTAGTGCTACTTCTAGTAAGATTCTAATTGATGCTATTACAGCCATCCATCAAGGTGTAAATGATGTAGGTAGTGCTAAATTAGTAAGAGGTTCAACTGACCTAGGTGTTGCAGATGCATATAATAGCAACCTTCGTGCTGGTATGGGTTTCTATGATTATCCAACTAGTAACTACGGTCTATATGGTAACGGAACAATACGATTCCTAGATTCCCCTAATACAACTAGTGAAGTTACCTATCAATTAAAGATATACACATATAGTAGTGATACTACATATATAAATAGGGGTATTACTTTGAATAACGAACATACTTCTCCTGTTACTGCTAGTTATTTTACAGCTATGGAGGTATCAGCATGAGTAAAATAGTAGCCGATACCTACAGGCATTCAGGAGCTAGTAGTGATTCTATCACCTTAGATAGTTCAGGAAATGTTACTGTAAATGGTAATTTAACTGTATCAGGTTCAGGTTATGTTTCTGCAGCAGACGGTTGTATAATGACTAACAATCAAACAATTTCAAACGCATACACATTCCCAGCCACAAAAAATGGTGTTTCAGCCGGACCTATAACACTGTCAGCAACAGTGACTATACCTTCCGGTGCTAGTTGGAGTATAGTATAATGGCAGTAATTTCAAGCAATGCCTTGACAGGCATAACAACACGGATGGCAGACGCTGGAATGTCTGCAGGAAGTATTATTCAAGTAGTTCAAGCACATAAAACAGATACATGGGACTCGTCCTCATCTAGTTATGCAGATGTAACTGGATTAAGTGTAGCTATAACTCCATCAGCTACCTCTAGCAAAATTCTAGTAAGTGTCAATGTGAATTGCGGTGCAAGTACTAGATATGCCGCATTTTATCTAAGTAGAGGATCAGACACTATAGGTCTAGGTGATGGTGAGGGGTCCAGGGCACGTATAGGTTTTCAAACACATAGCAATCATTCTGCAACCAACTCTAGTTATATGATGAATAATAGCAGCTTTCAGTTGTTAGATAGTCCTAACACAACAAGTGCTACAACTTATAAATTAAAAGCCAAGATACATTATGGATCTGGTACTATCTATGTAAATAGAGGTGTTAATAATGACGACTATGGTTATACTGCTAGAGGATCCAGCGTGATTACAGTAATGGAGGTAGCAGCATGAGTGGAAAATTAAGACTCAACGGAGCTACTTCCGGTTATATAGAATTACAAGCTGCAGATACTGCTAACAATGCAACACTTACTATCCCTAATGATGGTTTTAGTGGAGGTAAGGTTTTACAAGTAGTGAGTACAACTAAAGATGATGTTGCTTCTACAACTTCTACAACTTTCGCTGCTATTGCAGGACTTACTGTAGATATAACACCTGCAGCAACCACAAGTAAAATATTTGTTTCCTATACTCTTAGATCTGGTAATGGTGCAACATTAGCTAGGTATAAATTATGGAGAGGTTCTACACAGATATATATGGGAGCTGAAGCCACTAATAAAACACAAAACGCAAGTGCTTACTATGGTCAAAGTGGTAGCGAAGGTTATTATGGTATGGCTGAACTCTCTGGTCAGTATCTTGATAGTCCTAGTTCAACATCTCAATTAACATATTCATTTACTTGGGCAGTTTCACACAGCGGATACTATAACTATTTGAACCGGTCTTATCACGATGATACTAACTACTATAATGCACGAGGTGCTTCAACTATTACAGTTATGGAGATAGGCGCATGACAACTTTAAACGTAACTAATTTAAAAAACGCTTCTTCTTCAACTAATAATCTTGTATTAAATTCCAATGGTTCAGTTACAGGTGCAGGTAAGATTCTTCAAGTAGTAGAAGCAATAAAAAAAGATACTGCAACAAATACATCTAGTTCTTGGGCAGATATATCTGGATTAAGTGTAAGTATTACTCCAAGTTCTACTTCAAATAAAATACTAGTTCAAGCAAATATTCAATTAGCTGCTAATAGTTCTAACTGTCATATGGCATTAAAACTTATAAGAGGTAGTACTGATTTCAACGTTGGTGATGCAGATAGTAGTGCTAATAGAGCTGGTTATGGTGGTTATATACACTCAAATGCTACTATGTTTAATGCAACTTTATCAGGTTTAGACTCTCCTAGTAGCACTAGCTCTCTTACTTATAAGGTTCAAGGTAGAGTCACTCATGATGCAGGGAGTGATTCCTTTGCAATTAATATGAACCCAGCTTATAATAATGGTAATCTATATTTTAATAAATGTGTATCTAACATTATAGTTATGGAGGTAGCAGCGTAGTAATACCGAAGCTAACGCTACCTAAATCACCACCCATACCAAACCCTCCTACAATCGACCTGAAGGTGCCTTCGGCTCACATACCATCCTTTCCTCCTATAGTGATACCTCCGAGCGATCTGGAGGCTCCTGAGGGGGTAAAGGCAGAGGATACAGGTTCAACTGCACCTGAGGCACCAAAACTTAGCATACCTTATATTGACATACAAGTACCATTACCGACAGCAGAGATAGTAGCTACAGCTACATACGCAGCAGTTACTGCAGTAGCAGCTACTACTTTAGCGACCCCTTTCTTTGATACAATAAAGAAAAACCTTCAGAAACAATTACAAGCTAAAGTTAACAAATGGAAGGAAAACCGGAAGGCAAAAACCTCCTCAATAAGCTAAAAGATGCAGCGGAGGATAACGAATCTCAAATTCAAATCCTATCTACCTTCGTCAGATTGGGCGTAGTTGTATGGGCAGGATTTATAATCACTCTGAATTATGTAGAATTACCAGTCATAAAGAAAGCAGGAAGCTCCGATATAACTTTTGTAGCTAGTATTTTTACTGGGGCTTTAGCTAGTTTCGGTTTGAATACATCAAACTCTAAAAGTAAAGGAATGCAACCTGTAAATTGTCCTATGGCTAAAAAGAAAGAAGAATGAAAAAATGGCTATTACTCTTAATGCTGTTATCCCCCTCGGTAGCAAGAGCAGAGCTGGTCACCCCGAACTTCACACAGGGGTCGATGCAGTCAACCACCACTACCACCCAAGAAATAACGGAAACCATAGATACAACAACCTATGGCTCCGCTTTAAACAAATGGACTGGAGAAAATATCACTCATACTTCAGCATCCTCTGGAGGAATTGTAGATACCGACTCGGTATTCACGATTCATACAGTGGGAGATCCATTCACCTTAGAGATAACAACAAGAGCAGCAAGTCAAATACTATCTCTAACAGAAGTAGAAAGAGAAATCGAAACTACTTCTACCACTACATCATTATCAGTATTCTCACAATAGGAGCACCAGCACATGCTGAAGAGGGAGAGACCAAGAATGTATCAAATCCTGTGGCAGCAGCTACTGGAAACGTTACAAATCAAGCCGTACAATTCCAGAATAATGGCGCTCCGAGCCGTCAAAATTACGGCCCGAGCATATCCTGTAATGGAGCGACAATGACCTTCAGCCCATTCTTTATGGGCAACCAGGTTCAACCTAAGATACCGGCTGATCCTGATGGTTATGTTTTAAATGAAAACTGGGGAGCCCAATTAAACTTTATGGTTCCCCTTGATGGTGGTATAGTTGAACAATGTAAAGCTATAGCAGCTCGTCAAGAAGAGAAAATGCAATTGAATTACGAACTTGTCAGAATTGATAACTGCACTAAGTTTATGCAACGTGGTTTCATGTTACGACCTGGAACCCGTGTATATCATCTTTGTCATGACGTAATTCCAATTGCTGCTTATAAACAAGAAGTGAAAGAACTTCAAAACAATCCATTCAAAATAAATTACAATGACACTACTAATCAAGCCCATCCTTTTAGCGTTCCTCAAAAGTGATTCAGTTAAGCAACTCGTAGTTGACTTACTCTCGGCTTATGTAAAGAGGACTGATAATAAGCTTGACGATAAAGCGTTGGAAATCGTTAAAGAAAAACTATTCTCATGAAGAAAGCCGCAGAAGACCAGTTTAATGAATTACATAGCCTTGTCACAACTGAATTCCTACAACGGGTCAAAAGTGGCGAAGCTTCAACACAAGATCTTAAAGCCGCCTGTGATTGGCTTAAGACTAATGACATCACAGGAGTAGCTTATGAAGGTAGTCCTTTAGATAAGCTAGCTCAATCAATCCCCAAAGTCGATTCATCACTTATACAACGGAGTGTATATGGCAAAGTCATCAACTGATACATATAGAACAAATGCTAAAGCGAGAGCTAAGCATGTGAAGGATAATAGTCCTGGTGGTAAGTATGCTCACACCAAAGCCTACAAGAAAGCCCATTCTAAAGCTCGTAGGAAGCTTGGAATCATGGGTAAGGGTGGAAAGGACGTTGTTAAGAGAAACGGTAAACTGACGGGTACAGAGAGCGTTAAGATAAACCGCGGTAGAGGCGGTGCTCAGAGGAAGTAGAAATGGGAAAAGGAGGAAAACGCTTTAAAGATAGTAAATGGATCCAAGATATTACGGATCTTAAAGTACCTAATTGGGTTAATGAGTATTCTATGTTTAGATCTCCTTCAGGAGCTTTTGATATAGGTACAGTACGTAAAGAGTATAAAGAAGCTTTAGATCAATGGTTAAAAGGTGGTGGCGAAGATCTAAATGATTTTCGTAATAAACACGGTATTATCATAGATGAAAAAGGTAATGAACTTTTAAGTTCTGATTGGTCTGGAGAACGGCGACGTTTTATAAGAGATAAGCAGCAAACACACTCTGGTAAAGGTGGTAAAGCTGAAGGTAAGCAAGTACCTAAAGAACCATGGTGGAATGCTATGGTTGATCAAGATGGTAAACCTGTTTTAAATTCTAAAGGTAAACCAATAAAGTATACTAAACTTGAAGGACATCATATAGTAGGATTAGCTCATTTAGGTCCATTCTTTGAAGGTGCTACAGATCAACAAGCTTTTGAATTAAGGCAAAGAATACTTAATGAAACTAGAAGAGGCGCAGTTGGTACTGATAAACGTAATTGGGCATGGTTAACTAATAAACAACATGATCTTGCTCATAGATTATATGGATATGCTTCTGATGATATAGTTAACGACCCTTCTAATAAAGGAGTGGTCTTTTATGATATGGAGCAAAAAGGTAAAAAAGGAGTGCCAAGTTTAGGTGAGACTATATTTCCAAGATCTGGAGAAGTTAAAGCAAAAATAGATGCAGCTCCTTTTGGTAGACCACAATGGCAAACAGATCTTCTGAATAAAAATGTACCAGCAAAGAATATTGAAGGATTAAATGTTACTAAAGGTGATTATTTAATTGAATATCTTAATTTAACTGATGAAGCTTATGAGGATTCTATTCTTAGAGCAAGAAAAATGGAACCACATCCTATAAAGTTAACTGAAGTATCTCCTGATTTAGCGGAAACAAGTGGTAAAGGTTTATTCAATATTAATCCTAAGAGTGGTAATGCACTTATTGATTCTTTAAATCTTGATAAATTAAGTAGTAAAACTAGAACAGCTGATTTAGTAGCTCAAACTGGTATGAATGTTGCATCTGGTAATGTAATAGGTGCTGGTATTTCAGGTGGTACTTTGCTTGCTAGTGAAGCTATGAAAAGTCCTGCAGCTCAAAAAGCTATAGCAAAACAAATTTCTAAACTAATAGCTGAACGTGGTGCCAAAACCGCAGCAAAATTAGTACCTGGCTTAGATGTAGCGTTATCTGGTAAAGAAGCTTGGGATTATGCGTCACAAGGTAAATGGGATCAAGCTGGCCTTGCTGCTTTAAGTGGTGCTGTCGGTTGGATACCAGTTATTGGTGATGGTGCTTCAGCTGCACTTGATTTAACTAATACAGGTATTGATATTTCTAGATTAGATTATAATCAACAAGCAGATGCTAAGAAGAAGAAAGTTGATACAGATTTACCTAATCAACGAGGATTAAAAGCCCTCTCTAGAGCTATATGACAAACGTTGTAACCGCCCTACAAGAAGACTTCAAGCTGTTCCTCCAAGCCTTATGGCAACAACTTGATCTACCCCCTCCTACTAGGGCTCAATATGCTATAGCAGACTACTTACAAAATGGACCAAAGAGACTACAGATCCAAGCCTTTAGAGGTGTTGGTAAATCTTGGATTACTGGCGCTTTTGTCCTTTGGACCTTGTTCAAAGATAAAGAAAAAAAGATAATGATTATCTCTGCTTCTAAAGAAAGAGCAGATAATATGTCAATTTTCCTACAAAAACTAATCATTGAAACCCCATGGCTCAGTCACCTCCAACCGAAATCAGACGACTCTCGCTGGAGTCGCATCAGCTTCGACGTCGCTTGTTCTCCTCACCAAGCCCCAAGCGTAAAGTCAGTCGGCATCACTGGACAACTCACAGGAAGTCGCGCAGATTTAATGATTTTGGACGACATAGAGGTGCCTGGAAACTCCATGACGGAGCTAATGCGTGAAAAATTACTTCAACTCTGCACGGAAGCAGAGTCAATTCTTACCCCCAAAAGCGATAGCCGTATTATGTATCTCGGGACTCCTCAGACTACTTTTACTGTTTATCGTAAGCTGGCAGAGCGCTCGTACCGTCCATTCGTTTGGCCAGCAAGATACCCCCGAAAAGGTAACTTATCAAAATATGACGGACTTCTAGCACCTCAGATCCAGGAAGACCTTGATTCTGGTGTTGAAGAATGGGGTTGTACAGACCCAGAACGTTTTGACCACGAAGACCTACTCGAGAGGGAAGCCTCTATGGGTAGGTCAAACTATCTACTCCAATTTCAACTCGACACGAGTCTAAGTGATGCCGATAAATTTCCTCTTAAGATGTCTGACCTGGTTATTACTAGCGTCAATCCTGACAGTGCTCCCGACAACTGCATATGGTGCAGCGATCCCGCTAACCTCATTAAAGATCTTCCAACCGTTGGACTTCCTGGGGACTACTTTTACTCTCCAATGCAGCTCCAAGGAGAATGGACGCCCTACACAGAAACTATTTGCAGTGTTGATCCCTCCGGACGCGGTTCCGACGAGACAGCGGCAGCTTTCATTTCTCAAAAGAACGGGTTTCTATACCTCCACGAAATGCGAGCTTATAGAGACGGATACTCCGACAACACTCTCCTAGATATCCTAAGAGGTTGTAGGAAATATAATGCTACTACTCTCCTAATCGAATCTAACTTCGGTGATGGTATTGTAGCTGAACTCTTTAAAAAACATATCCAACAGACAAAACAAAGTATATTTATAGAAGAAACTAGAGCTAATGTGCGTAAAGAAGATAGAATCATCGATAGCTTGGAGCCAGTTCTTAATCAGCATCGTCTTATATGTGATAGGTCTGTTGTTGAATGGGATTATGCATCTAATAAAGACGCTGCTCCTGAAGAGCGCCTTCTATACATGCTATTCTATCAGATGTCCCGTATGTGTAGAGAAAAAGGTGCTGTTAAACATGACGACAGATTAGACTGTCTAGCACAAGGTGTTAAGTATTACACAGATGCTCTCTCTATCTCAGCTAATCAAGCTGTTGTTGATAGAAAAAGAATTGAATGGGATTCTATGTTGGAAGACTTCGTAGATAATCCTCAAAGTTCCGCTAATCACCTAGTCTTTGGAATGAATAAAGACCAAAGAGAAGAAGCTAAAGGTAAGGATTCTGGAAAGCCAGTGTCCACCTGGGTTTAGGTAACAGGACATGTATACAGGGGAAGGGAAGGGTGGACCCGACCCCCATGAGGAAGCTGATCTCCTTCGGAGACCACTTCCTCTTAATACTTATATTACTTTTATCCACAATTCCACCACAGGATTCAACGAATCTTTGGATATACTTAATATACATATTATACTTACTTTAACTATATGTTGCATAGTGCATCTTTAGTTCATGCTACAGAGAAAGGTGATGAGCTTATCTCTTATATGGCTAGAGTTTCTAACCCCGCTAACCAAAACAAACCTTCACCTAAACTAATTAAATACTTAATTAAACATAAACACTGGTCCCCTTTTGAGATGGTGAATATGTGTGTGGAGATAAATACAACTAGATCGATTGCAGCTCAAATACTAAGACATAGATCGTTTAGCTTTCAAGAGTTCTCTCAACGGTACTCTAATGTAGAGGATTTAGGAGAACCTAGCATCCCAAACCTACGTAGACAAGATAAAGCTAATAGACAGAATAGTATTGATGATATTAAAGATAGAGATAAAGAAATTTGGAATATGATGATTAAAAAGCAGTTCGATAGCTCTTTTGCTTTGTATGAGAATATGTTGGATAATGGTATAGCTAAAGAATGTGCTAGAGAGGTGCTTCCGTTAGCCTCTCCAACGAGAATGTACATGAATGGTACCTTAAGGTCCTGGATTCATTACATCAACCTTAGAACCGACGAGAGCACCCAGAGAGAGCATAGATTAATAGCATCTGCTTGTAAAGAGCAGTTTAAATTACAATTCCCCCTAACTTTTGAAGCTATTTGGCATGACAACACCCCCACCTCAACATAAACAACGTTATTATTACATATTCTGGAGTATTGCTACATTAGCTGTGGTAATTGGACAGATAAGTGTAGTTAAGACCTATAACCGCCTATCTGATAACTTAGAGATGATTATTATTGAAAAAACATACGAAAAGATTAATAAAACTGAATAAGAAGGCTGATAAGTGTGTGTCTCGTGTTAAAGCTGTTAAACTGCTTAAAAAATGGGATAAATTAGTCAGGGCATAGCCTTATTGAGAACGGTTCGCAATACCCCCATAGGGGGGAGTCGAAGTGCCCACATCCCGCTCGAGGCTTCGCCTCTCGCTCCCTTTAATGATGTTTTTTCCCGTGCAATATGTATATTATCTGCGCTAAACGAGCGAGTTGCGTAGCAACGAGCGACACATTAGTGTTGCTTATGTAACATATTGTGTGCACATCTGTATGCGATGCTATCATGATTACAGAGTGTTAAGCTTTATTTGTTTATACTCCCAAACAGGACCAATCCGTGCTATGATAACTATGTTAACAAATGAGGTTCTTAAATGAATAGATACCAACAACAATTATGCATGAATTTAAGTGAATTACTCACTGAAGATTACGCTCTATTAAATGAAGTAATCGAAGAGTATGTAACACTCTTAGGTAACTCAAATAGAATGCATGATTTACATGATTATACTTCTCAAGAAATCGAGAATGATTGGGGACGTGGGTAACACAAACCTCAAGGGATTATGAAAGAGTTGTTAACAACAACGTGAGTGCAATTCTCACCAGTCCCATTGATACTAACTGTTCAACGTTATGTATCATTATTACAGAGTGTAACAAAGCATTGACATCACGTTCAAACTCTGCTATACTATGTATATAAGATGAATGAGTAACATTTTTCATCTTTAATCTTTCATTCAATTGTTATTATGAATCAAGTTCTAATTCACTGCAAACCTGAATACTTACCACAAGTAAAAGAGTTAGGTTTGAGTTACATTCATTCTCAAAATGATGAGATTGATGTAACAGTTTCAGACATTGATTATGATTCTAATCATCACATTGTTGATCCAGATGAACAACTATGTTATCTTTACAAGATTGATTACGATCAAGTTAATTGTATGGAACTTGTTTAATCCTGCTGGATCTGGTGATTACATAAGGGTTCGATTCCCTTTCCAGTTATTGATACTTTAAGTATCACAGTCACACCGCTAACTAACAACAACTATGTTCCACCTTGTTCAACAAGATCCTGGCGAAACTGTACTACTAAGTACAAACGAGTCAAGAGAACGGTTACTGTTTATTATGGGTCAAAAGAAGATGCGTAATCCTCAATGTTTTTATGAGATTATGACCTCTGATGAACTCAAACTAGCAAACAGTTAATGTTACTTTCTCTCTCCCCAATTAGGGAGACTGAAGGAAACTAACTCCTTCATTATTCACCCTATCTAACTACAACATGACTAACCTCAAAGTAAACAACTCTTCTGCTATTACATCACTAAATGTTGATGAGCTTGAGCAAACTGCACAAGTTGAGTTCACAAATGGCAGCAAGTACACATACTTTGGTGTAGCTAAGGATGCAATTCGTAACCTTCTTTATAAGTCAACACCTGACACATCACTAGGTCAATGGGTTAACAATAACCTGTTATCTGCTGGCTGTCGTTATCAGTTTGGCTTCGAAGGTTGATTGTTAATTAACTTCACAGTCACGCGTGGTTCTTAATACAAACTGCGCTTTACTGGAGCTATAGATTAACGGCTAAATCATATGCTTGTCACGCATAAGATCCGAGTTCGATTCTCGGTAGCTCCGTTGATACTTTATGTATCAAATGTTCACTCACTATTTGTTACTATGCTTTCAGCAATTGAACAGATTAAATCAGACTATGACTATGAAGATGCAAAGCAAATTGTTAACTCTGGTTGTGAATCTGGTGTGTGCTTCAAACACATATATTATGCTGATACCATCGGCTTCTTTAACAAGTATCCCGATGAAATCACCCGATATATTGTTGACGAACTCTCTATTGAGTTCTTGAAGGATACACTTGAGCGCCATGATGGCAATCTTGATTGTTACTTAAACGATCTAACTTGGGCCTTCATTGAATTAGTTTCTGGTGAAATCGTTGATGAGTATGAATCAACAACATGTGAAGAGTTAAGTTATGCTTACTGAGTTAATCGTCTTAGTTTGTATCACTATTCTCATTTACATATTCTTGAAGAATACAATCAACCATTCTTGACTAAATATCAAGAACGCGGGTATAGTTTAATGGTAAAACTGTAGCATTCCAAGCTATTGTTGCAGGTTCGAATCCTGTTACCCGCTTTGGGATTAACGTCCCTATTGTTCACTAACTGTTTATTATGACAGCAACACCTAAGCTACAACCAAAACCTGTTCGAACTAATAACAATAGTTCACAGTCACAGCCGGTTGTTATTACTAAACAGCAGAACTTTACACACAAAGAACCAATTATCATACCATCTCACCTCGATGAGGTACCAGTTATTAGTGCAGCATCTTATATCAAGGACGCTCGCAATCGCTGGTTCATTCACACAGTGGAAGTCAAAGAAGTGTGGGACGTGCATGTTAATTTGTTTAATAATGTAAAGCCTCATGTACTCAATGCTCATGATTACGTTGTTAAGCGTTATCAGGAGTTAAGTAATGACTAGTTGGGTTATACCTATCTACATGTGCTTATGTTTGTTCATGTTCTGGGTACTGTTTGTATCAGATAGCAACTCACCTAGGCCACCTAGATATTGAAGCTCTCTCCCTGCCTTCTAGGGCAGGCTGAGGGACTCACACTCCCTTATTCTTTACTTTAAACTATGGACAATTACAAAAAGTATGAACTCACTATTAAAGTGAAGACTAATCATGATCCTAGAGAAGATCTTTGGCGCATAGTCAATAAGATCAAGGACTTGATGCCTGTATTATCTATTGAACATCAATTAATAGATGAGAGGCCAACAACAGATGAGCATCATGGAGGTATGCAAGATGGATGAGAATACTCTTATTGAGAATGCTATCTTAGCTTTCTTGCATCACTACCCTAATCACAAGTGGGCTGTTCCTTATGCTGAACTATTAACTAAAATTAGGAGTTTAAAAAATGAACAGCCAAAGGATAGTACCGTTCAAAAACGGGGACGTCCAGCGAAAAGACAAAGGAAGGCGAAAGCCCCAAGCAATACGTCAAGCGAAAGCGAAGACTAAAGCTTTAACTAACAAACTAACTCACAGTCACAATGCCTAAGTATCATGTTACCCTGTCATCTGGCAGGGACTTTATTATG